GCTGAGTTGGTCTAAAGCCCGTCCAGATGCCATTCCAGCGAAAAGAAAGCTGTGCGTCTGGTGATGGTGAAGATGATTGGTCAAGGTCAAGAACTACCATTCCACGATGATAACGATTCAATCCTTCTACACCTTCTGATCGAAGTGTCTGTGGTGCTACTGTGCTGATGAGGTAGTTGTTGAAGAACATCGTAGAAGCGAACTGCTTCAGCCAAGGCGTATCGTTCTGCACCCATTTATTTACTTCCCTCGAAAGTTTACGAAGCGAGAAGTATCGCGCAAATTCAGATTGGCTATTGGAGTAGAATGCCCAACCATCATGTGATCTAAACCAAAGTTCAGAGTTTGCTAATCCAACATACGGACTTGTGCATCCTCGTCCAAGCAATGAGATGCGTTGGATGTTCGATGTATTCCATTGGCTTCTTGGAATAGAGACATCCATGCTGAACGCTCCGTTACCAGTTAGGATAACAAGTTCACCTTGGCCGCGAAGGTTGGTTCCAATCTGTGGCATTACCTTCATTGCAGTAATATTTCCAATCATTGCTGGAGTAGAAAACGCGCCACCTTCTGCCCAGTATCCTATCTCTGTGAAGTTCTCGGTATTCTTGGTATCTGTAAACCCGTTTCCGTAAATGATGTCAGATGCGTAGATTTGGTTGAACCTATCCGATACGAAAACTCGACCAAAGGCATATTCCATCACAGTTCCAATCGGCATCTTTTGGTTGTATGGATTCAAACGATAAGCTGGTATCGTTAAGTCGCCATCCCATGCGATTGCGTTTTGGTATCCGTTCTGGATATACACCCTATCTTCGGCTTGCACAAACCAAGTGTGCATCATGCCCGGATCGTTGCCATCAATGATCTTGTAGGCAGTAGCAAGATTGTTGCTGATCTTTAGAAAGTAGATAACTCCAGATACTGAAATCAGTATTCCATCAGAGGAGTTATATTTTACAGACCTGTATGGATACGCCCCTTGAAAGTTTCCATTCTGAATATCGTTAACGATAGTCTCAGATTGCTCTGCCCCTGCAACTATTTGAATATTCCGAATACTTGGTCTGGTTCGGTTAACTCCTCCTCTGAATGTTCTGTTTACCGATTCTGATACTATAGACTCTGGTAAATACGATGGATGAGTATCAGCGTCTTGAGCGATAATACTTGTGAATCCATCAAAGACTGATCCTTCTGTTGGCATTATGCGTTGACACTTTTAACTACAATAAATCGCAGAGTAAGAGGTTCGGATAATGATCCTGCTGTGATATTGCGGATTACGATATTAGCATTGCCTGCTGTTGGAGCCACCGCAAAGTTGTATGATCCAAGCGTTCCTCCAGATACATGGCTCACAAGCACGATGTCAGTAGCGTCGATAACCGAATTGCTCAAGTTAAAGGTAACAGCAGTATTTGCCGCGAGTGCCGCACTATCGGTAACGATAATTCCAGTAGGACGATTCAGCGTAACAGCGTTTGTCTTTGCGCCTGCACCTTGGGTAATCGATCCACCTGCACCAGTATCATATCCAATCTTAGATGAGTTACCATTTGCAAGGATGGTGCTGTTTGTTGTAAGTGGGCCAGTCATTGCATCTCCAGCTTTGTTGAGCTTGAGCGCATCAGCAGCATCCACATATTGTTTGGTTGTTGCACCAAGCGCAACAGTTGGATCGGCAGCAAGAATAAATGGGCCTGTTGAAGTTAGCGTTGTTGCTGTAATCGTTCCAGTGGTAGTTAGTGATTGGCTACCAAGATCAACTGGTGTAGATTGGAGAAGACTATTCAGCGTAGCAAACTCAACACTACCAGTAGAGGTTTTACGAAGAACAGTGTTATTCGCTCCATTAGTCCACGATATAGTTCCGTTTGCGTTAGAGATGAGAACTTGTCCAGATGGTGGAGTCTGAAGAGTCTTATCGCAAGCTGAAGAATCTTCTACAACCAACCTTTTAGCGATTGCTGTAAGCTCGCGGGGTTCGCAGAACAATGGATATTCCAAGTCGCATGGAGGTGCTGGAGTGCATGGAGTCATAATATTTAGTTCAGAATATCTGGCCAAGTTGCTTTGATGCCAGCAAGATCATCTGGAAGTGGAGTCAGCGTGACATCGCGGAGTGCTTGCTTTGCGGCAATGATTTCAGCTTTCTTCACTTCGTCATTAGCCTCAACTGCCTTCATAAAGTCGATGTCGAGTTTAGCGAGCTTTGGAGCGCGAGCAGCACGGAACTTATCAAGATGGATAGCCTTGGCTTTCTCAATGTTTACCTTTGCGCCAGCTTCAGCGTCAAATTCGTATGCGTTGAAGTAGTCGTTATCAATGTCAACTGAATCGACAATCTTGTATTCTACTCCTTCTGGAACATCTTTGATTGCGTCATTAACATCTCCAGTAGGGATTACTACTGCTACTTGGCTGTTTGGTTGTGGATATGTGATAAACATAAGATTAGTTTCCAAAGATTACTATACTAATAGAATTGGATTCCGAAAGGCTATTTCCAATATCTCTTGCACTTATTCTTACTTGCGAAATTGTTTTTAATTGATTCACACCGTTTTCTGAAATTATACGCGAGAAATTTCCGCTACTTGCTTCTCTGGAAGAGCCAACCACGGAATAATTTATATTTGACAATGAATTACTAAAATTAATAGTATAATCCCCTGCTGCGTGTTTTGTTACAGTAGAAACATTAAAACTGGAGTTTGGTGAAATTGGACTTGTTAAAGTGCCATTAAAATTCACCCATGCTTTGGCAATCTGCCCTTGCTCTGTAGTGCCAAGTTTTGCTGCGGTGACAGAACCATTGACAAGCTGTGCTGTGCCGATATTCGCACTCGTCAGCGAAGTCGCATCGTTAAAAGTAATACCTGCGGAGTCGATTGTTGTTGGCATAATAATTAGTTTCCGAAGATTTGGACGCTTATATCTACTGGTTCTTGTAAGTTGCTCCAATCTCTTGTAATCACTCTAACTTGAGATGTTGTTTTTAAGGTTACTGATGAATAAGACGCATTTGGAGCAAGTCCAACAGATGCTCCAAATCCACTATTTGACATTCCAGATAAAGAATAATTCGCATCACTCATTGCTGTAGTAAATGTAATTGTGTAATCACCAACAGCATTACGAAGAACACTCGTAACATTCCCACTTGCGCGAATAAGACGATTCGTATTTGCTGTGCTTACTGCACCAGTAGTATCGCGTGTTCCATCAAAGTTCACCCATGCACGGCAAGCGTAGGCAGGAGCAGAACCAGTCGTAGTAGATAGCTTCGTTGCGGTATCTGCATTTCCAGTAACATTTCCAGTAAGATTCGCCGTAATGCCAGAGGTAGTCAGCGTAGCGGCAGTTGAACCATTGACTTTGATATACCCTTGCGCGAGGGAACTATCGTTTTCGAGTGTGAGTGATGTTGCCATTATTCGTAAGATATGTTAATTGTTCCAGCGTCAAATGTGTCTGTGCCGTTTTGTGTAGTAATTCTTAATCTATCAATAACTCCAGAAAGGTTTACATTGCCACCTCCAAAAATAGTTAAATCATTTGCTCCTGCAAGAAATCCAGAATGAGATGAGATATAAGAATTAGAATTTATTAAATTTATGGATAAATTACAAGTTGCGGAATATGCTAATGAATGAACATTTACAACAAATCCATTTGTTGCATTTTTATAATAAAATGCTCCAGCAGTTAATGCTCCGCAAGATGCATATCCCGTTGTTGCTATAGACCCTGATCCAATCTGAACTAAAATTGATCCTCCATTAGTTGAAACCCCGTTCAACATCACAGTAATCCGTTTGACCCAACTTGGAATGCCAGTAAAGTCAACCGAAGTTCCAGATGCGGCTTGTGCGGTGGCGAGAGTCAATTGTCCATAGTCGCTTCCTGCTACAGCTTGTGATACAACTCCAGATGTCGCTTTAAGGATACCTGTGATTGATCCTACTGTTGCTCCCGGCGTTACTACACCAGTTGTTCCATTTAATGTGATTGGCATAATTTTATATTATCTTGCGAATTCTCCATGAAGTTTTTCGGCAAGTTGTTGCCTTGCTTCATACGCTTCTTGTTGAGTTGAAAAACCATATTTACCATGAACTTTACCAAACGCTTGGATTTGGCAATGCCATTTTCCGTTGCGCTTATCTTGAAAAGTTCCTTTAAACTCTTTTCGAGTTCTTCCGTAACGGGTATTCTGACAATTCTGGAATCTTGTCGCAAGTCTTAAATTTTCAATTCTGTCGTTTTGTGGATTGCAGTCAATGTGATCAATCTCTTCTAAAGGCAATTGACCATGATGCAAAAGCCAAACAATGCGAGCATATACAAATCCAGTAAACTTTCCATTAATGGACAAAAATACATTTCTGTGACCTGACTTGCGAACAGAAAAGCCAACAGGGTCTCCAATTTTTTTGCCTCCACTTGCTGGTCTATTCCACAAAATAACGCCATCGCGCAAACGCCAAGATGACTTGATGGCTTGCGTTTCGATTTCGTTGATACTCTTAATTTTCATGGTCTATAAAACTGTCCATACTGATCCACTTGGGATTGTGACTACAACTCCAGAATCAACTGTGATTGGCCCAGCGGACATTGCGTTTTTGTTTGTAGAAATTGTATAGTTGGTAGTTACATTCTGATCGTTTTCCCAAAAGATAGCATCTCCTCCTGCACCTGTAGCTCCACCACTTGGGCCTTGAATGCCAGTTGCTCCTGTTGCTCCTGTTGAGCCAGCACCGGGGCCAATCGGGCCTTGAGGGCCAGTCGGGCCAGTAGCACCAGTCGGCCCTCCTCCGGGGCCAGTTGCACCTGTCTTACCATTTAGCGAGACGATGACAATTTCATCCCCAGATGGGACTGGATTGTTCATCGTAATGGTATATGGGTATCCAAATGTGATTGTGTAGTCCAATGGGTCTTGGACAACTCCATCAATCGTTACAAGGAATGATGCGCTATTTGTTGAGGTAGCTCCATCAATATTGAATGTGGTTGCAACTCCATCGCCAATATATCCCCAGCGAATTCCTCCACCAGTCTCTGAAGCGGATATGGCTATACGAGCATAGTAAGCTGCACGATCCGCAATAGAATTAATTGCCGCCTCACTTGGGCCGCACGGATTGCATTTAGAACTTCTGGAATTTCCACAACTCATAGTTGATTATCGTTTACGATAGTGTTGATTGTTTTCATTGCAAGTATTATTTTCAAGAATTACACGACAGTCCAAATGCCACCACTTGGAACTGTGACAACAACTCCAGATGCAATTGTTATTGGGCCAAAACTACCAGCATTAATTCCACTTGGAATTGAGTAAGACGTGTTCACAGTTTGTCCGTTCTGCCAAAAAATAGCGTCTGTTCCTGCACCAGTTGCTCCTCCACCAATTCCAGTAGCACCAGTAGCACCTTGAGGCCCAAGTTGGTTATACATCACCTGCATTACTGTGATTATTACTGATGGAATATTGGGTGCTGGTGCAACTGCTGTATTGCGGTCAATACTGATATTGATATTGTCAGTTGACCACATGATCTGGAAATTGTCTCCAGCAGCAAAATTATCCATGAAGTCCCATGCAGCTACCGAATACGGAGTATTTGTTGGGACGGCAATTCTTGTTGCAGAATCTGGAATATCAGTTCCATTTTTACGGAACCAAATCTGAACAGTATTTCCACCACCGCCACCACCATTGTTATGCAATTGAGCAGAGAATTGGATGTCGTATGTCCCAGAACTTGTGAAAGTAATTTGCGATCCACTAACAACAGAAATTCCATTTTCTCCGATGACATTATTTACTGTCATCGCATATGCAGTATTAATCGCGGCAGCAGTTTGATCTACATTACTGAAATACGATCCGTAAAAACCAGAAGCTCCACCAGCACCAGTCAAGCCTGTAGCACCTTGTAATCCTGTGGCTCCGGTTGCGCCGCTTGCACCGATTCCTGTAGCCCCCGTAGCTCCGCTTGTTCCTATTCCCGTAGCACCTGTAGCTCCGTCAGTGCCAGCAACTCCTGTGGCTCCAGTGCTTCCAGTAGCTCCATCGTTACCAGCAATACCTGTAGCTCCAGTCGCGCCAGCATCACCTTGAATGCCCGTTGCCCCCGTTGCACCATCACTGCCACTTACACCAGTTGCACCAGTAGAACCTTGCGTTCCTATTCCAGTTGCACCTGTGCTGCCTTGAGTGCCTACACCTGTCGCTCCTGTAGCCCCATCTACACCAACTCCTGTAGCTCCAGTTGATCCGATACCAGTTGCTCCAGTAGCTCCAATATCACCAACCAAGCCAGTTGCCCCTGTTGATCCTTGTCCACCAGTAGTTCCTGTCGCTCCAGTAGAACCTTGCAATCCAGCAATGCCCGTAGCACCAGTGCTACCTTGAATTCCTGTTGCACCTGTAGTTCCTACTCCGGCAGGGCCAGTTGATCCTGTTGCTCCTTGAACTCCAGTTGAACCCGTAGCTCCAAATCCTGTTGCTCCAGCAGGGCCAGTTAATCCTGTAGCTCCGCGAGGGCCAACCATTCCAGTAGAACCTTGTGGCCCAATCGGGCCTTGCTGTCCTGTAGCACCTGTGGCTCCAGATGCGCCAATCCCAGTAGAACCTTGCAATCCTGTAGCTCCTTGCTGTCCTTGAATACCTGTACTTCCTGTAGCTCCGCGAAGACCTGTAGCTCCTGTAGTTCCGTTAATACCAGATAATCCTGTAGCCCCAGTAGCTCCTTCGCCCGTAGCACCCGTTGCTCCTGTTGGCCCTCCAGATGGGCCAGTAGAACCAGTAAGTCCCGTTGCCCCTGTAGCCCCGACTCCGGTTGCTCCTGTGGCTCCGCTCGCTCCAATGGATTGTAATGCTATGCAAGCAGATTGCGCGGCACTTGCAGCACTTTCTTTTGCTGACCTTGCATAAGATGCAACTATGATAGTTTCATTACAGTTTCCCATATGGATTATCGTTTACGATAAAGTGATTTTTAATTCAAGATGTTTGTTCCACTAAAAGATATGGAATCGTCTTCTGATTGTATCTATTCATTTCCGAATAGACGAGATTTATGAACCCGTCGTATTGTGGTGGGTAGATCGTTTGGCAACCTTCCGATGAAGTCGATTTGTAGCTGCCGCGATGGATGTTGATAGCGATGCCCATATCGTCTCCAGTAATGTCTCGCGTAACAGGCAACTCCTCTTTGGCGTTAGCAGGTCGTAACGCTGGGTAGCCACCTCCGGGTTTAGAGATACCATGATTCCCTTTGCGATACCTATGAACGCCCGTCTTGAGAACCGCAATGCCTTTTTTAAATACTGAAGGATCAGTATTAGCGTTGAAAGTAGCATGAACAGAAGGGGATAATAAAATAATCGCATCATCGTAAATACCTCTTTGATTGCCAGATGGAGCGAATGTTTCAGAGTAGTATCCTCTTATTCCAACCAGCGCAACACGATCCTCGATCCCCGCTTTGATTACCATTGCGAGGGTCTTTTCTTTTGCTTGCTGTGGTCTGGAATTAGGAACCATTAGCCTTTACGCACAACATTGATGAGTCCAACAAGGCCGAGTCCCGCGACAAGAATTGCCTCTTGGAGTTCTGGCTCAATCTTCACTCCGACTGCCGTAGCAATCAGAATCAATCCGCGCCATGTGCTATTCTCTGATAGCCGTTGAAGTAGTATATTTACGATTTTCATTTCTTTGTTCCTTTTGGTTCGGGTAGTTCGTATGTCAGCCGCCCGTAGTCTGTCTGTAGGGAAATCCCAAGTGTTGTGCAACCAGTCAAAAATGCCATCGCAAGAAAAGCGAATGATATGATAATCAATCCAAGCGCGATTTGTTTAGCGTTCATGTGATTTATTCCAGTTTCGAGCAATAACGATAAGTGATCCAATACCTACTGCAATACCAACAATAAGAGAAATAATTCGTAGCCATGCCTCAACTTCTGGAAGAAGACTAATTCCAACTGATGTTGCCGTAGCAATAACTCCTGCCATTCCTGCGTTAAATGAATGAGTATCCATCACTCTGGTTTTTCTGCTAATGCAGCGAAATCAACTTCACTTGCTTTTTTCATAATCATTCCTTCTTCTGGAACCCAGCCAATCGCATCAGATTCTTCCAACACGATGATGTTCTCCAGCCAGTTTCCTACCTCGTTAATTATAGCGTATCGTTCAAGCATATTAGTAGAATGTTGTTACAATCATAAATCCGTTTCCTCCAACGCCACCTGCGCCAGAGTTTCCATTTTGCGAAGCTCCTCCTCCGCCTCCACCGGAACCAAATCCGCCTGTGCCCCCATTGCCGCCGTCTCCAGTTATGTTTGATCCACCACCAGCACCGCCAGACCCCGATTGGTAAACTCCGTTAGTTGTGTTGTTTCCAGCACCACCATTACCACCATTAGCAGTTCCAGCGGTTCCCCCTGCAAGAGTAGTGCCATAGTAAGAATTACCTCCCGCTCCACCAGCAGATGCGGCAACTAATCCGAGACTTGTAATAGTGGCTCCATTTGCAATTGTTGCAGTAGTGACGGCACTTAATGTAACAACTTTTGTTGTGCTATTTATATTGGTGATTGTAGTTCCAGCAGGAATACCTGTAGCAGCAGTGATCGAATCGCCAATCGCCATTCCTGTTACTGATGCAAGTGTTAAAGTAGAACTTCCAGTTGCAGCAGAGGCAGTTGTAGTAGTTGTCCCTGCTGTAAGTCCACCACCAGCACCACCCCCCACTCCACCCATGCCTATAGGCGCAGTTAATCCTGTCGGTGACCCACCAGTTCCAGTTGCACCAGTTGCAGATGATCCGCCACCAGCATTTCCATTTACTATTCCTACCCCACCACTAACAGCAGCATTTGTTCCGCCCCCGCCAAAACTGCCTCCTTGCGCTACGACTAAACCTCCAAAAGTTGATTGTCCACCTGTAGTTCCATTATTTCCATTTGTTGCATTAACTGTTTGCGCTGCGCCACCATTACCACCACCACCAATTCCAATTGTAAGTGGTGTTCCCGTAGTTGTAATTAACGAAGCGTCAATAAAGGCATCAACATATGCTCCACCTGCACCACCAGAACCACCAGAACGAACTACAGTAGCAGAGGAATCTTTTCTGCCCGAGCCGCCACCGCCTCCTGCACCCCATGCTTGGATTCGGATATATTTAGCAAGTTCGTCTTTATACCAAAAACGAGTTGAATTGATATACTCAACTTTTGGAGTAAGGTTACGAACTCCATTGATTGATCCGCCAGTGATATTTACATTATCAAGATTTTGCGTAGAAAGCGTTCCAGATTTAGAATATGGAATCCAGTTGAATGCGATGACTGCACGTGGAACTGGTGTTGTTCCTATGCTTCTAATTCCACACAAGACAGAACCATCTGCCGTTACAGAAATTGAACCAATTTCGAGTTTTAAAGCATTTGTCCACAACCCTGCATTTTTACCAATTGTTGTTAGATTAGCTATGTCAGTTGCGGTTGTGTTAAATACGCCTGCGCCTTGGTAATCGTAAGCGTAAATTTTGCCAGCGTCTGGCCCTGCTCGTAATGCAATCAATATGTAACCAATACCACTTGGAGCATTGGTGTCTGGCTTAAATGCTATACCTTGGCAAAGGTTTCCAGATGCAAACCTAATTCCTGTAGATGCCGCATTACCTGCGGAAGACCCATAAGCATCAAATGTTCTAAAATCTAATGGGATTGTTACATAATCGTAACTGCAAAGGAAAATATACCCATCTGGAAGCAATGTGAGGCGCGTGATATAACTAATGCCGCTCCCGTTTGGAGCCACTTCTTTAACCCAACCATCAGGAGTCAATGCCTTCGTTGTTGGATCAATCGAGAATCGCGCAACGCTGCTGCCTTCTGTGGTTGAAGCGGCGTAAGTTGAACTGACAAACAATTTGTTATTTACACGATCTACGATGCAGTCTTGTGGATACCAAATTTGGCTTGGAATATCGGCGCGAGAAACTGCTGGAGTAGATGTTAAAAAGTTCCATGCTTCGCTTGTGGTTGATGTAGCAAGATCAACTTTTAAGATTCGCCCATTGTTATTCGTGGGAGAATTTTTTTCGTCGGGAATAAATACTGTGTCAGCATCATAAATTCCTCCACCTTTAGACGCATTGAATACCGAATAAGTCAATGCTTGCTGACCACCATAACTATTAGCCCCGCCAGAAATTCTGTTGGCTGAATCTCTTGTAAGAGTTCCGCGCCACATTGCAGACAAAGCAGATGGACCTAAATTTTGAGAAAAATAAAATTTTGTTGAATCAACTGGAGAAGCCTGCACCCAATCTACAGAGCCTGTAGCAATTGTGCTGGAAATTCGGCTTGCATTACCAATAATTACTGGTTGCGCAAGCAATGTAACTGGTTTTGATCCACCGAATTCTTTGCCTTGGTAAGTAGTCGCGTTTTTAGTTGTGGTAGAATTTACAATGTAAGTTGCAGTCTGATCAACCTGCGCTGGAGTAAGAGCTTCATATTGAGCTTCGGTTACTTCAATGACTGTTGGAATTCCACCACCATTAACTACTGATGATCCACTTCCGCCGCTTGCGGTTCCAGAAAAATCAAGTTTACCAGTAAATGGATTAAATTTAAGTGCCATATATTATGGATATGCTACAGTTACAGTTGTAAGATTGGCATCATTCGCAATAGGAGGTTGAATTGCGTATGTAAGCGTCAATGTTGCTACAGGAACTCCATCCTTTAGATATTGAACAGTTGCAATGTTGTTTGTTACTCCGTAATACGAGATGTCAATTTGGTCATATGCAGGAATCTCAAACCCTGCAATTTCCTTCAAAGATTCGTATAGATTGAAATTTTGCTGATCTGGAGTTAGATTGATAAAGCAGGGTTGAGTGAGTGCCATAATATTTTATCGGTTACGATAATTAAGCAAGAGCAGCAGCAAGAGCTTCGTTAGTGAGGAAGTATTGCTGGTCTTCAGTTTTTTGAACAAAGCAATTTTCGGTAACTGGTGTCAGTCCACCTTTGGTTGCAAGCCCAACATAAAATTGATAGAGCTTTGAAGCATCGCTTGCAGCGTCATAGCAACCATAAGAGATTGGATCAATGCCAGCAGCGGCGGCAATTGTTTGAACGAAAGGGTAGGATTTATTGCGGTAGTCGAGAGCGGTGAAACAAGCCATAATTAGAAAAGGGGTTAGGGTGAGGAAGTATTTACTTCCCCACCCAAGGTTGAGGTTTAGTAGTAGATGCCAACAACGTAGGCATTCACATAGAGTGCGCCAACACGTCCAGCGGTATCAGCACCAGAAGCAACGTCTACACCAGCGTTTGCGTAGGTGAAAGTAGTCGAGTCAACGACAGTAACTTCAGCCTGCACATCGTCGAACGAACTATCAGTCATGCTGGCAATCGTGATCGTGTCACCCGTGGAAAAACCATGAGCAGCACCAGTAACGATTGTAGCAACTCCCGAAGTGCGGGAACGAGTTGCGGTGGCTTGACCAAGACCAACAGTGGATTTCAACAAACGGAGTTTGCGGGAACCAGTGATAACAAAAGGATTGGCAACAAACGCGAGAGGATTGTAGCGTCCTTGGTTATCAAGAGCGTCAGTGATGGTGAGCGAAGAGGTGATGTTTTCGCCAGTGGTTCCATTGTCAACGATCACAATTGGATCGGTGGCAGTAGTTCCGCGAGCGTAAGCAGTCTCCAGCACGATGCTTGTTGGAAAGAACTTGGTGTCCTCGTCGTTAAGAACGAGAAGATCAGTATTTCCAGTAGCGAGAAGGTTAACAGCAATCGGGCCAAACAGGTTGACACGATCATAAGCGAGTGGTCGTTTATTAGACATAATTTTTATTTAAGGTTGTGGGGAGAGGCTTGAATAAGCCTCCCCCCTGTTTAACTTTTACGGATTAGGCACAACAATGTCACCCACACCAGCGCAGCTATAGCAGTCCTGAGTGTTGTCAGGAATGATGTAGCTCTGCACTGGGCAGCAGGAACCATAGAGGCTCTTGCTTTGTGGTAGGCGATGCAGGAACGAGTGCATGATGGTTGGGTCTTTGACCTGTGCAGCGAGACGGAACTGGGCTTGATAGAAGCCCGTTTTGCGCCAGCGGTTGCACTCCCAATCTGGGTTCTTCCATTCCCAAT